TAAAGAGAAGTTTATTTAATGTAAAAACTGCAATGGCAGGTATTGGGTTTGGTTTACTTGCAAGAAACCTTATTAATACTGGTAAATCCATTGAAAGTTTACAAGTAAGATTAAAGTTCTTATTTGGTTCTGCTGAAGAGGGAGCAAGAGCATTTGATAAGATGGCAGAATTTGCTAGTAAAGTTCCTTTTTCATTAGAACAAATACAACAAGGTGCTGGAAATCTTGCAGTAGTTACTAATAATGCAGATGAATTAGCACATATAATGGAAATTACTGGTAATGTTGCTGCTGCAACAGGACTAGATTTTAGAACAACTGCCGAACAAGTCCAAAGATCATTGTCTGCTGGTATATCTGCTGCTGATCTTTTTAGAGATAGAGGTGTAAAAGCAATGCTTGGGTTTAAAGCAGGTGCAACAGTTTCTATTGAAGAAACAAGAAAAGCATTTGACCGAGTATTTGGGGAGGGTGGACAATATGGAAAAACAACTGAAGAATTAGCTAAAACATTTGAGGGAACACTCTCAATGATTGGAGATAAAGTATTTAATTTTAAAAGAGTATTATTAGATGCAGGTTTATTCCCAGAGTTGAAAAGACAATTTGGCGATTTGAATAATTTTCTTGCTGACAATGGAGAACAGGTAGATGAAATAGCAAGAAAAATAGGAGAAACATTAGGAAAAGCAGTTGCTGGAACTGGAGATGCTGTAAAATTTTTACATCAACATAGTGATGCACTCTTACTTACTTTAAAAGCATTGGTTGTATTAAAAATTAGTTCTATGTTTTATAATATGGCAACAGCGATTGGTGCAGCAAGTCTTGCTATGGGTAAGCTAAATGCTTTAACAAAAAAGAATATTATTTTATTAACTGCAACTGGTGTAATAGTGTTTTGGGATAAACTTAAAGGCAAAATACAAGAAACATTTGGTGTATTTAAAGATGAGATAGAAGAATTAGAAGAAATTGCACCTAAAGCAGAAACTGTGTTACCACCTTTAACTGGAGAAAAGGAAGTAAAAAAAGTTAAAGATATTACAGAAGCAACAACAGACTTAAAAAAAATAACAGATAAATTATTAACTACTGAAGAAAAAGCTCTCCAAGTAAGAGATGAATCATTAAAACTTTTAACAGAAAATGCAGCATTTCAATCATTAAGTTTTGCAGAACAAGTTAAATGGATTGGTAGAGTAACAGATGAATATGAAGAAGCAATTAAAGCAACAGATGAATTAACAGAAGCAGAAGAAAGAGCCAGAGATATTGGTAAAGAATTAGGTTTAACATTTACATCTGCTTTTGAAGATGCAGTAGTAGAGGGTAAGAAATTTAGAGATATTCTACAAGGTATATACAAAGATTTATTGAGAATAATGTTAAGAAAAACTATTACTGAACCAGTCGGAACATTTTTATCAGACACACTTTCTGCTGGAGTAGGAGCTTTATTTCCAGGCAAACAATTTGGTGGTTCAGTTGCAGGAGGAAAACCACATATAGTAGGAGAAGCTGGACCAGAGTTATTTGTTCCAGGTTCATCTGGTAGTGTAGTTCCTAATCATCAACTAGGTGGAGGAACAAATGTAGTTCAAAATATTAATGTATCTACTGGTGTTCAACAAACAGTAAGAGCAGAAATTATACAATTAATGCCAATGATTAAAAAAGCAAGTGTAGAAGCTGTGCTTGAAGAACGATCAAGAGGTGGTCAAATGGCACAAGCAATGGGAGCAGTTTCACAAAACTCATAAAGGAAAAATAAATGACAACTTATGCAATGCCAACAACAATAAGTCCAAAATCAGCAAGATTTGGATTAGTAACAAACACAAGAAGTTTTGTAAGTCCATTAAGTGGAGCAGTTCAAACAACAGCTATGAGTGGAGCAAGATGGACAGCTACATATACTTATCCACCAATGACACATGCAGAAGCAGGAGAATTTCTGGCATTTCTTATTTCATTACAAGGAAGTGAGAATAGATTTAATGCTTGGGACCCATTACATAAATTAAAAGGTAATAGAGGAACACCTACTGGCACACCATTAGTTAATGGTGGCAGTCAAACTGGAACTGCTCTTGTGACAGACGGTTGGAGTGCAAGTACTTTAGTTTTAAAAAAGGGAGACTATTTTGTGGTCAACAACGAACTCAAAATGGTCACAGCAGATGAAACATCTGATGGTAGTGGAGATTTAACAATTAATTTTGAACCTGCTTTAAGAGCAAGTCCATCTAACAATGCAGCATTAACAATATCGTCTTGCACAGCAGTTATGATGTTAGTTGATGATAACCAGACAATGTGGGATCAAACGAGTATAGAAAACTATGGTTTAACATTCTCAGGAATAGAAGCTTTTACTTCATAATGAAATGGCAAAATAAAGGTAAAGGTAGAAGAAAACGAGGTTCTAAACAAAGAAAAGCAAGACGAAGAAGAAACAGAAAAAGGAGGTAGCATGAAGTGGTTTATGCTAATAATGTTTGTTCATATTTCACAATATGGACTTGAACAACCAAGTAATGTAAAATTTATTAAGATTGAAAAGGAATACAACTCTATGAAAGAATGTATTGATGATCAACCAAAACAAACGATAGAACAGATAAAGAAATTTGATTTTGATTATGATTGGAAAGTAGCATCATGCACAAATAGTAGATTTCACATGTATTTATATCCTAATTATCCTAATAAAACGAAAGAAATATTAAAAGGAGTTCCGATAAAATATGGATATGATAAGATTAAAAAAAATAAAAAGACTAATTAAAGATATTATGACTATTAAAAAAAGTGGTAAGTTACCTGGTCATACAGGACCACATGGAGCAAATCCAGATAAAAGATAAATTAAAAAAGAGAGAGTAGTGCCGAGTATATTCAAAACTACTCTCTCAGTATTTGAATAAATTAATAAAACATATAAATAACATAATGTTACCTATGGGAGAATTATAAACTATGACACGAACAATAGCAACAGCAAATAAAAATGAAACAACAGCAGAAGTCTTTAGACCTGTTTTGTTCTTATTCCTAGACCTTGATGGTGGAGATGTAACAGTTAATTCTTCAGACCAAGATATAGCATGGGATTTTGATGGGGATAGTAGTGATGAAACATTTACTGGTGTTGGACAATTTGGAAGTGTATCAGTAATAAATGAAAGTGCTGATTTAAAAGCATCAGGAATACAATGTATGCTTACTGGAGTTCCAACTACTCATATTAGTAATGCTTTATCAGAAGATTATTCTGGCAGAACAGCAAAACTATATATAGGATTTTTAAATGCTAGTAGAGTATTAGTAGCTGATCCAATGGTTATATTTGCAGGAAGAATAGATGCTATGGATATTCAAATAGGAAAAACTGCAAGTGTATCTGTTTCAATAGAATCAAAATTAGTAGATTGGGAAAGAGCAAGAATTAGACGATATACCAACGAGGATCAAAGAAACTTATATTCTACTGATGAATTTTGTGAATTTGTTGTGCAAACAGTAGAAAAGGAGTTGGTATGGGGACAAAAGACATAACTAAATTAGCAGCATATTTAAGTAAAGTTCAAAATAAACCTTTTAAATATGGAACTTTAGATTGTGCCATCTTTACTGTAAGTGCTGTTGATAGCCAAATTGGAACTAAATTAAAAAGTAAATTGTTTGGTAAATACAAAGACTTAAAAGGTGTGGCTAAACGAATAAAAGAATTAGGCAAAGGCAAGTATATTAATGCCATAGAAAAGATTTGCAAAGATAATAAATTTAAAGAAATAAGTCCAGATTATGCCCAAAGAGGAGATGTTTGTATTATGAAAGATAAAAACAAAACAGTAATGGGTATTATTGGATTAAATAACAAACCTGTGTTTGTAGGTAAAGAGGGTGGTTTAGTAGAATTTGATAAAGATATAATTGAAAGAGTTTGGAGGATTGAATAATGGGTGGAGTAGTAAAATCAGTTGCTATGTTTGGGCTAAAAAATGTTATAGCCGATCCATCATTAGCTGGTATAGGATTTAGTTTTAACCCCTGGACTTTTGTTGCAAAATTAGCTGTTACTCTTGCTGTTCAATCAGCATTTAATGCAGTTGCTGGAAAAAGAAAACCAACATTACCAAGCCCTGCATTTGAAGAAGAAAACGAAACAAGAAAAACAATGGTTCGTTCTACTGTTGCTCATAGGTCAGTAATGTATGGAGAAACACTTACATCAGGACCAATAATTTTTGCAGATACAAGTGGAACAGATAATAAGTATTTACATTTAGTAATTCCAATATCTCATACTGATTATGGATATGGAATAAATAGTATAGATAAAGTTTATTTAAACGATACAGCAATTACTTTATCAACTGATTTAGATGGAAGTAATGTAGTTAATACTGGCAATTACAATGGCAAGGTTAGAATAAAAACAGCATTAGGTAAATCAACTCAAACAGCAGATTCAGATGCTGTAAGTGAAATTACTAATTGGGGTTCAAATCATATTGGGAAAGGTGTCAGTTATTGTTATCTTCGCCTAGAATACAATCAAGATACATTTCCAACAGGAATACCAAATGTAAGAGTTCAAGCACAGGGAATGAGATGTTTGGACACTAGATACACTACCTTTGCAGCAAACACAGTTATAAATACTTCAACAGAAATTTTTACTATCTCTAGCCATTCGTTTTCAACCGGTGATGGTTGGATTTATAATAATGCAGGAAATAGTAATATCGGTGGGCTTACATCAGGAACAACTTATTATGTTATAAAAGTAGATGCTAATACTTTTAAATTAGCAACTTCATTAGCAAATGCAGAAGCAGGAACAGCAGTTAATATAACCTCTTCGCCTTCAGAAACTCACAAATTTCAAAAGATAACTTTTAGTAAAAACCCTGCTGTAATTATTAGACATTATTTGACTTCAGATTATGGATTAAATTTATCTGATGACGAAGTAGATACAACAAGTTTTGATGCAGCAGCAAATGTTTGTGATGAAACAATCACTAATAAAGATACTACTACATCTAGTAGATATGAATGTGGTGGTATGGTTGACCTTGGAAAAACTCCAATGGATATTATTGCACAGCTTTTAACATCTTGTGTCGGACTGCTTGTCTATGAGCAAGGAAAGTATAAATTATTTACAGGTGCAGCAACTTCTTCTGTTAAAACATTTACAGAAGATAATCTACGAGGAGAAGTTCAAGTAAGAACAAAACCAAGTAAAAAAGAACTCTACAATGCAATCAAGGGGACATTCCAAGATTCAAATAATCAATATCATAGTTCAGAATTTGAGTTGCAAACAAACTCTACCTACGAAACAGCAGATGGTAGTGAAAGAATTATAAGAGATATAGAGTTACCTTTTACCAGTTCTCGAGTAGCTGCCCAAAGGATTGCAAGATTACATTTAAACAAATCAAGACAAGCAATAAGTGTGGATTTACCCTGCAATATGAGTGCTATGGAGGTATCGGTGGGAGACACCATATCTTTGACACTATCAGATTTAGGGTGGACAGCAAAAGAATTTAAAGTATTAGAATGGAATTTATCTAATGATGGAGGTATTGATTTAAGATTACAGGAAGAAGCAAGTTCAGTTTATTCTTGGACTTCTGCAGATGATGAAACGACAACAGATGCAGCACCAAATACTACATTACCAAGTAGCTTTAGTGTTACAGCACCAGACACAATAGCTGTATCTGACACATTAGCAAGTTTCTATGATGGACAAGTTGTTCCAGCTACAACAATCACTATTGCTTCAACTGATCCTTATTCGCAATTCTTTGAAGTAACTTATAAATTGTCTAGTGATAGCACATATATATTATTAGGAGAGGGCAGACAAACAACCTTTACAACACATCAATTAAAAGAGGGCAGCACTTACGACATAAGGGCGAGAGCTAGAAATTATGTTGGTGTTTATAGTGGTTTTACTACAACATCATATACAGTTGTAGGAGAATTAGATCCACCATCAACAGTAACAAATTTTGCATGTAATATTATTGGGGAAAAAGCATATTTATCATGGGACCCTGTAACTGATTTGGATTTGGCATTTTATGAAATTAGATATTCTACCGCGACAAGTGGAGCAGATTGGTTTAATAGTGTTGTCTTAATAGAAAAAGTTTCAAGACCTGGAACTTCTACTACTGTCCCAGCAAGAGTGGGTTCGTATTTAATTAAGGCAGTTGATAAAATGGGTAATTATAGTATTGCAGAAACTATTGCAATATCTACGATTGCTTCTCTAACAGGTTTAAATTTAGTAACAACAACCACTCAACATAGTGGTTTTACAGGAACAAAGACAAATTGTGTAATTGATACAGCTACAACACCAGATGAATTAATTTTAAGTTCAACTACAAATTTTGATGATTTATTAGTAACAACTTTAGATGGTGCAATTAATAATAGTGTAACTTCTGTAACCTTAACTGATGCTGGTAATTTTCCAGATGGAGCAGGAACAATATTAATTGGATCAGAACAAATAACTTATACAGGAAAATCTACTAACACTTTAACAGGTTGCACAAGAGGTGCAAATAGCACAAGTGCAGCTTCGCATGTTGATGATGTTGCTGTTAAAGGATTCATAGATGATGCAGAAATATTCTTTGATTCAGGTGGAGCAAGTGGAACAGTTGAAACAGAGGGAACTTATTTATTTGATAGTGTAGTTGATTTAGGAGCAGTAGTAACAAGCAGATTGTTTCCTACTATTTCACAAACAGTTACAGACAGAACAAATCTATTTGATAATGTAGCAGATTCTTTTTTCGATAGTAGGTCAGGTTCATTTGATGGAGATGCAGTTAGTAGTTGCACAAGTATTTTATATTTTGCTTATTCAGATGATAATTCAAGTTATTCAGATTTTCAAAAAGCATTGGCTTCTTCAGATGTTACAGCGAGGTATTTAAAGTTTAAATTAGTAATGACATCTAATGGAGATGCAAGTCCAGAGGTTTCTGCATTATCAGTTGAAATAGATATGGTAGATAAAATAGTATCTGAAAAAGATAAAAGTATTGGTTCTAGTGGAACTGCAATAACATTTCCTAATAGTGGTTTTAAAGTTACACCAATGGTAGCAATAACTATTCAAAGTAGTGCTACTGGAGATTATTTTACATTAAGTAGTATATCAGCGACAGGGTTTACTTGTAATATTTATAATTCATCTGCTGCAGGTAAAACTGGAACAATTAATTATTTAGCAAGAGGTTATTAATGACAAAAATTAGATATTTAGTTAAATTAACTGCACCTTGTGAGTGCTGTAATAATCTATCCTATGGATTTAGGGGAAACTTTGAAACTGAAGAACAAGCTCGTCAATGGATTGTTCATGCAAAAATTTCCAAAGATTATAAACCAGAAATATTACCAATAACTATTGACAAAAATTATAACGATAAGATATTATTTAAGTGTGAAAAACAACAGAATTTTAGCATTAACTAAATGACTTGTCAAGATTGTTATAAAGTTATAAAATTAAAAAAGGACAATAAAAAAATGAAGAAAAAAATTAAAGAAATTGAAAAATTATTATTAACAAACAAATATACTTTAGGAGGTAAAAAATGAGCCAAGTATCAGATTATTCTTTGGCGAACCAATCATTTCCAGATTTTAGAACAGAACTTAATAATATATTAGGTGCTGTAAATACATTAAATTCTGGAAGTTCAGCACCAGGCAATTTAGTTGCAGGTTCGTTATGGTTAGATACATCATCAGCAGGAACACCCACTCTGAAATATTATGATGGATCTGACAGCATTTCATTATGCACAATAGACCATAGTGCAAATACAGTTAATTGGTTAGATTCAACTGTATCAATGAGTGGAGCTTATGATTTAGATGGTGGAAAATTAACTTTAGATGCTAATGCTAATACTTCTCTACATGCTTCAACAGATGACCAAATAGATGTTGAAATAAGTGGAGCAGATGATTTTACATTTACTGCAAATTCATTTAATGTATTATCAGGTTCGGCATTAACAATAAATGCAGGAGGTTCATTAGCTAATGCAGGAACTTGGGGAGATAGTATATCTTCAACAGGTAAAGCATTAGTAATGGGATTTTAAATTATGGAGGAAATAAACAATGGCGAGTGAAGTTTTAAAAGTAAAACTAAATGCAGCTATGTCAAATAGTGAAGTAGATTTACTTACAGTAGCTAGTGGTCATACTTACACAATATTAAGTATCACGATTACAGAAACAGCAGGAGCAGCAGAAACTTTTGATTTATACATCAGAGATGATGCTGGAGTTAATGATTATGAAATTTATTCAGATCAAGCACTTGCTGCAAATGCAACATTTGAACATACATCTAAACTTGTTTTAGAAGCAGCAGATGTTCTTTCAGGTCAAACTGCAAGTTCAGCAAATGTTGATGTTGTTATAAGCTATTTAGATCAAACATTATAGGATATAAAAATGAGTGGTATAGTAGGCGATAATACAGATAGACAATCTGGTGTAATTGCAGAACCATCAGGTGGAGCAGAAATTCGTTCTGACGATCCATCAGCATCTGCAGGTACAGTATGGTTCAATACAACTTCTGGAACATTAAAGGTTTATAGAAATATAGGAGCATGGAGTTCTGGAGGAACACTAGGAACTGCTGTAAGATATATGGCAGCTATGGGAACACAAGGTGCTACTTTATCAGTATGTGGTAATAGTGGTTCAGCAACAGCAGAATGTGAAGAATATAATGGAACTGCATGGACAACAACGAGTGTTGGAGATGCTAACCAAGCAGTAAAAAATACGGCAGGTTGTGGAACTCAAACTGCAGGTCTTAAATTTGGAGGTGTTGGTTAATGGGAAATCAAGCTGTAAGTGAAGAATATAATGGTGCCTCATGGACAACAGGAAATGCTATGAACACAGCAAGAGAAAGTTTAGGAGGGTTAGGTACTCAAACAGCAGGACTTTCTTTTGGGGGATATACTACTACAACAGTTGATGAAGTTGAAGAATATAATGGAACTAGCTGGACAGATGTTAGTGGTAATTTAGGAACAGCAAGATATGGTTCAAATGGAAGTGGAACACAAACAGCAGGACTTTCGGTAGGTGGGTATGTAAGTGCCCCATTATCAAGTTGTGAAGAGTATAATGGTTCTACTTGGAGTGCAGGTGGTGCTTTAGGAACAGCAAAACAAATGACAAGTGTGCTCGGAACTTTGACTGATACAGTTTCGTGTGGTGGTGCAACAGATTCAGGAGCAACAGTAGTTAGTGCTGTTGATTCTTATAATGGTACAGCTTGGTCTACTGGTCATGCCAGTTTAAGCACAGCAAGATCCCAAGCAGGAGGAGCAGGAACAACATCTTTAGGAGTAGTATTTGGTGGTTATACTGATGGTTCATATACAAGGTCTACTAGCACAGAAGAATTAGCACAATCAGTAACAGCAAGGACAGTAACAGACAGTTAGGAAAAAAATTATGAGTGGATCAACAGCAGATAACGCAGGAAGACAATCAGGAGTAGTGGCTGCAGCTTCAGCAGGTATAGAAATACTTTCATCTGATCCTGGAAGTCCAACAACAGGACAAATATGGTTTAACTCAACAACAAGTTTATTAAAATATTATA